TTAATTCTGAGAAGTTCTGGCAATTAGTTTTGATGGAACAGGATATTGCAGGAGGATGGTATTGTACCGAAGATGGTAAGACTACTTCTGTAGCACATTGGTTAGAAGAGGATGATTTTCGTAGCAATGGTGGAGTGATGAATCACGAAACTATCGAAAGTATATCCAAGAGAAAGAAACCATTCACAGTAGACTATACAGGTTTCGGATGGTTATTGATTAAGAATGGAGTCTTTGAGCACGAAGAAATGAAGTATCCATGGTTTGCACCGAAGATGCAAGTATTCGAGAGTGGAGAGGTTCAGGACATGTGTGGAGAGGACGTATCATTCTGTCTTGATGCCAAGGAAGCAGGTTGGGAGATCTGGTGTGACCCAAGAATCAGAGTCGGACATGAGAAAAGTAGAGTTATCTGATCGTTATAATATTATTCTGAAAGGAAAAGAAGTATTCTCTGGATTATCTCAGTCAGAATACTTCGATATTATGCAAGACTATGCAATTGAATTCTATCAAACTGGACATCCTAATGAGGATGAACTAAAAACCACTATTTTATCGGAGGATGAATGGCTAAAGCAAAAACAGGACTAAGTGGTGATGTTACCATTGAGTCAAAACCTAAAAAATCTCGACAAGGATTAGGAAAACACTCAAAATACTCTGCAACGTCCCGTAACTCGGCTCGTAAAAGGTACAGAGGACAAGGAAAATAACCGCAGTGTCTCGAAAGAGGCACTTTTTTATTGGAAATGGGTATAAATAAATAAAAACTGTATGATTAATGGCAATCACGAGGATATCAAGATCATTTAAAGACATCAGTTTGTCTTTTGTACCACATCCCGTGACAAAAGATTTACCAATACTAAAAAATGAGAATGCAATTAGAAGATCAGTTAGAAATATAGTAGAAACTATTCCAACCGAAAAGTTTTTTAACTCGAATTTTGGATCTGATGTCTATAAAAGTCTATTTGATTTTGTTGATTCTGGAACGGCATCTGTCATTTCTGATCAAATTAAGAGTTCTCTTAAGAATTTTGAACCTAGAATTGATAATATAAAAGTTTTAGTAAATCCTATGCCCGATGATAATCAATTTGAAGCGACAATTATTTTTGATATTATTGGTCAAGAGTTTCCAACTCAAGAATACTCCTTCATATTAGAGGCAACTCGATAATAAACAATGCCCGTTACAAAATTTACAAATCTAGACTTTGATCAGATAAAAACATCCATTAAAGATTACCTTAGATCTAATTCAAAATTTACGGATTTTGATTTTGAAGGATCCAACTTCTCTATTTTAATCGATACACTGGCATATAATACCTACATTAATGCATTTAATTCTAATATGGTTGTTAATGAGTCCTTCCTTGACTCTGCAACGGTTAGACAGAACGCAGTATCTCTTGCTGGTAACATTGGGTATACACCACGTTCTAGGACATCCTCAGAGGCACAGGTAAGCATTACAGCATTCTTAGGAGATCCACTTCCAAAAATGGCATCCTTAAAGGCAGGATTAGTATGTACAGGAGATACTGCCGATACATCCTTTACCTATGCAATTACCGAAAATATTGTTGGTAATATGGGAACCACTATGGTTAATGGTATATCAAAACCATCAGTAACTTTTGATAATATTAATATCCATCAAGGAACTTATTTAACAAAGCAATTTGAATATGATGGATCATTAGATCAAAAATTTATTCTTAATAATGCAAATATTGATACATCTAAAATTAGAGTATATGTAAAACATGCAGGTGAATCAGGATTAGGGGTATTATATACATTAGCAACTAATATTATTAATATTAATTCATCATCTAATGTCTATTTCATTAGAGAAATTCAAGACGAAAAATATGAATTAAAATTTGGTGATGGAATGTTTGGTAAAAAACTAGGAACTGATACCACAAAAAATGACGGTAATATTATTACTGTTCAATATCTTGTAACTGATGGTGAAGATGGTAATGGAGCATCTAGATTTACATTTTCTGGCAATATTGTTAATGAAAATGGTGTATCAGTAAATGTAGAATCTATAACTTTAGATACCAATCAATCTTCACAAAATGGTTCTGATATTGAATCTATTGAATCAGTCAAATATTATTCTCCCTTAACTTACTCATCACAAAATAGAGCAGTAACTCCAAGAGATTATGAGGCAATAATTAAAAAAGTATATCCAAATACAGAATCTGTTTCAATTATTGGGGGAGAGGAATTAGATCCACCAGAATTTGGTACGGTTAATATTAGTATTAAACCAAAAAACGGAAGTTTTGTTTCTGATTTTTCTAAAGAAAAAATTCTATCAAAATTAAAACAATATTCTGTATCGGGAATAAACCAGAAATTAATTGATTTAAAGGTACTTTATGTTGAAATAGATTCGAATGTATATTATAACAATTCTTTTATTTCAACTCCAGATACTTTAAAATCACATATTATTGAATCTTTAAGTACTTATTCTAAATCTGTAACTTTAAATAAATTTGGTGGTAGATTTAAGTATAGTAAGGTTTTACAAGTAATTGATGATACTGATAATGCTATTACATCAAATATTACTAAAGTAAGAATAAGAAGAGATTTACGGGTATCTTTAAATCAATCTGCTCAATATGAATTGTGTTTTGGTAATCAATTTCATGTAGATGCTAAAGGATTTAATATTAAATCTACTGGATTTAATATTTTAGGTGAATTGTCTACTGTTTATCTTACTGATGTTCCAAATGAAGATTTGAAAACTGGTGTATTATCAGTTGTTAAAAAATCAACAACGTCTAGTGATTTTATTGTGGTTAATTCATCTGCTGGTACTGTAGATTATGAAAAAGGTGAAATTATATTAAATACTATTCATATAACATCTACAATAAAACCAAATAATATTGTTGAGATTCAAGCTTTTCCTGAATCAAATGATGTATTGGGATTGAAAGATTTGTATCTTTCATTTAGTGTTCCAGAAAGTACAATAAATATGGTAAGAGACGTTATTGCTTCGGGTGATGAGGTTTCCGGTGTTAAATTCGCAAAAGATTTTTATACCTCAAGTTATTCTAACGGAAAAATGACAAGAGAATAATATGATAGAAACAGGAATTGATAGAAGAATTGCAGTAAAGGATATACTCCAAAATCAACTTCCAAAATTTATTTTGGATGAAAGTCCCGATACGGTTGATTTTCTTAAGCAATATTATATTTCTCAAGAATATCAAGGAGGTCCAACTGACTTATCTAATAATTTAGATCAATATTTAAATATTGATAATTTAACACCAGAAGTTATAGTTGATTCAGTAACTCTTAGTGATAATATATCATCTACAGACACTGAAATTACAGTAAAAAATCTTTCAGTTGTAGAAACAGAAACTATTGATAAGGGGACCAAAGGATTTCCTAATTCATATGGATTATTAAAAATTGGTAATGAAGTTATTACCTATACTGGTATTACTACAAATACTTTTACTGGTTGTATTCGTGGTTTTAGTGGAATTACAAGTTATCATCAAACTTTAGATAATGAAGAATTAATTTTTACAGATAGTAGTGTAGAAGAACATACTACAAATGTACCAGTACAGAATTTAAGTTCTTTATTTCTTAAAGAATTTTATAAGAAATTTAAATATACTTTTGTTCCTGGACTAGAAGAAGATACTTTTTATGAAAATTTAAATGTTGGTAATTTTATAAAAGAAGCAAAATCTCTTTATGAAACTAAAGGTACTGATGAATCATTTAGAATTTTATTTAATGTTCTTTATGGAATAACTCCTGATATTATAAATTTAGAAGAATATTTAATAAAACCTTCATCTGCGAATTATTTAAGAAGACAAGTTGCAGTAGCAGAAGCTATTTCTGGAAATCCTTTATTATTGGAAGGACAAACATTATTTAAAACTAATTTTAATCCAGATATTAATGCCTCAATATCTGAAGTTGAACCATTTACTAGAAATAATAAACAATATTATAAATTTTCATTATTTTTGGGGTACGATAATTATTCAGATATTGAAGGTAATTTTTTAGTTATACCCAATACAAAATGTTTAGAAAAGGTAAATCCTGATTCTAAAATAATTAGTGTTGATTCTACTATTGGATTTAGTACTAGTGGTAATATTACATCAGGAATTAATAGTATTACATATACTGATAAAACTGTAAATCAATTTTTAAATTGTAGTGGAATAACTTCTATTATTTTACCTACTGATAGTGTTAGAGGTAATGATTTATATTTTGGATATGAAAATGGAGATATTAATAATAAGGTTGAATTAAGATTTAGTGCAGTTTTATCTAAATTTGTACAAACTGGAATAGTTGATGTTGATGAAAATGATATAATTTCTGTAAAACATGTTGGGGATAAAATATTAAATCCAATTAATAAAACAAAGACATATAAGCAAATTTTTGCCAATTCTTGGATTTATAATACTAGTTCTTCTTATGATATAGAAGAAGGGAGTATTATTTCACCTTTAAAAGTTACTAGTGATATTGATAGATCTAGTTTAAAATACGGTGATAAAATTGAGATTGTTGATACTTATAGTGATCAGGTAATATATCCAGTTGATAATGATGATATCCCATTTGTAAGTCAACCTATTGATAATGGTACAAATGAAATTAGTTTAGAGAATTTTTCAGCTAATTTAAGTCCAAGTGGAAAATATAAAATAAGAAGAAAAATTAATAAATCTAGGAGTTCTATAACTCCTATTGAATTTGGTAATGATAACATTATTTCAGATATTCAAAATGTATATACTAGTTCTAATGATGAAGATGCATATACTGCATCAAATTCGTTACCATCATATGTTACTAATATAAGTGAAAATAATCAGGGTACACTTTTTCCATATTCAAGAATTGTTGATAGTGAAATTCAGAAATATTCTATAAATTTATTAAATGAAAATGGAAATATAGGCAATTATAATAGTCTTACTGAAAAATATAGTTCATTAACTTTTCCTATAGATACTAAATTTGTAACTGGAGATAAAATTTATTATGAATCGGATGGAGCTCCTTTAGTTGGATTAGAAACTGGAATTTATTATATTGAAAAAATTGGACCAAAAACTATTAAATTATTTGGAAGTAGATCAGGTATTGAAACATCTTCTTCTGGATTAAATCAATATTTGGAATTTACTCCAGCATTATCTGGAGATGGAGTACATAACTTTACTTTATATTCTCAAAAATCCAATAAAATCATACCACAAAAATTATTTAAGAAATTTTCATTATCATCAAAAATTGCTTCTGGGATAGGAGAAACAACACAACCTGGTGGAATTGGAATGCTAATAAATGGTGTTGAAATATCTAATTATAAAGCATTAGATAGGATATATTATGGACCATTGTCATCTATAAATATTTTGTCTGGTGGTAGTAATTATGATGTAATTAATCCACCAAGATTGAATATTGCAACTAGTAATGGAACAACTGCATTATCACAATTAGTTGTAAGTGGTACTGTAAAAGATGTATTGGTAGATCCACAAGAATTTGATATAGATAAAGTTATTTCGATTGGTGTTACTGGTGGTAATGGAAGAGGTTGTAGTTTAGAACCAATTATTACTAAAAGGTATAGAGAAACTTTATTTGATGCTAGATTGAAATCTGAAGGTGGTGGAATTAGAACAGAATCAGAATTAACAGATCCTAATACAATTTTATTTGATAAAGATCATGGATTTCTTGATGGGCAAGAAGTAATATATGATAGTAATGGTAATACTGGTGTTGGAATTGGAAATACTATTTTATTGAATAATGCCACATACTATACAAAATATATTAATAATAGAACAATCTCATTATATGAAAGTTCTTCAGATTATGTTGCTGGTATTAATACACTTGCTTTTAATGGGTTAAACAATTCTGGAACACATAAACTTAAAATTGGTCCAACAAATACACTATCTGGAGTTACTATTTTAAATAATGGTGAAGGATATACGAATAGAAAATTAATTGTCAAATCTTCTGGAATATCATCAGAATCAGATTCAATTATATTTAAAAATCATGGATTTAATAATGGGGATAAAATTGTATATTCTACTGATGGAAGTATAATTGCAGGATTATCAACAGAAAATCAATATCAAATTATAAAAATAGATAATAATTCATTTAAACTTGCAAATGCAGGTTTTGGTGGAACAGACATTACCAATTATCAAAGTAAGAATTATGTAAATTTAACATCATCTGGTAGTGGATATCATAATTTCTCATATCCTCCTATTGAAGGATTTGTTAAATTTATATCTGTTGGTATTGGAACAACTACTATAGAAGTTACACCAGTTGTTAAAGGTAATATAACTGATGCATATCTATACGAATCTGGAACTGGATATGGATCAACTATTTTAAATTATGAAAGGAAACCAAACATTATTATACAAAATGGAAAAGAAGCCTCTGTAACTCCAATTATTTCAAATGGACAATTTTCTTCTGTTAATGTACAACTTGGTGGAACTGAGTATTATTCAACCCCAGATTTAGAAATAATTGATGCTAGTGGTAGTGGAACAGGGGCAAAACTTAGAGCTATTATTAATGATATTGGTAATATTACAGATGTTATTGTAGTTAGTCCTGGAATTGGATATTCTGATTTATCTACATCTATTGTAGTTAAATCTTCAGGTATTAATGGAAAAATAAACTCTAGTATTAGGCAATTAACTGTTAATAATAAAGAAAAATATGGTCAAGAAACTTTATTTGATTCTGGATCAGGATTAAAGTATTCCATTTGTGGATATAGTACAAATTTATTTAATTTTGGAGATTCATCAAATAAAGTTTCTCCTATAATTGGATGGTCTTATGATGGTAATCCAATATATGGTCCATATGGAAAATCTAATGCTGATGGTACAGGACTCACGAAACAATTGGAGTCGAGTTATGTTTTAAATACATCTAATGTTATTGATAGACCTTCTACAAACATGTATGAAGCTGGTTATTTTGTAGAAGATTATCAATATAATGAATCTGGTGATTTGGATGAACATAATGGAAGATATGAAAACAATGAAGATTTTCCAAATGGTGTATATGCCTATCATGCATTGGTTGATAGTCTTGATAGTTCAGTTTTTCCATATTTTATTGGAAATACCTACAGATCAAAAATAATTGAAGAGAATTTCCAACAAGTTGATCAATCTTTTGATTTTAACAATTCAAATTTACGTAGAAATACTTTTCCATATAAAGTTTCTGATTTAAATGCTAATAATGATTTTATTGTTGAAACTTATGAAAATACAAATCAAAAAATAGAAGTAAAATCAGTTGTATCTGGATCTATCAACGGGTTTGATATTATTGGTGCTGGTGTATCATTTAAAGTAAATGATAGTTTAATTTTTGATGAAACAGATACAGAAGGTTCTGGATTAGATTTGAGAGTATCAGAAATAAATGGAAAGGATATTATAAAATTAGATACTTCTATAGAATCTTATAATGATGCTATTTTAACTTGGAAAGAAAATGAGGTTCAAGTAAGTATTTTACCATCTCATAATTTAAATGATGGTGATAGTGTTGTTATTTCTGGAATATCAACATTTTTAACAAATTTAAATGGATCTCATACTATAGGAATTTCATCCTATACATCTAGATGTATTGCAACTGTAACAGAATCTCCAGATCCACTTCCATCTTCTGGATTTACAACAGAAATATATGTTTCAAATATTCCAAAATCAGTTTCTATTGGTAGTAGTGCTCTTGTAGGTGTTGAAACTGTAAGAATATTAGACATTTATGAAAATTTAAAGGTTCTTCGTGTATTGAGAACTTCTGCAGGAATAGCACATTCAGATTCAACATTAATACAATATCTTCCAGATTCATTTAGTATTCCAACTAAAATTTCTCAATTTGATTCTGAATTAGGATTTAAAGTATATTTTAATGCTGATGAATCAATAGGTATAGGTACTACATCAGGAATTTCTTATCCTGTTTCATTTGAATTTGGTGGGAATAATCTTTCTAGAAATATCCCAACACAATCAATTTATATTGAGAATCATCCATTTAAAAATAATCAAAAAGTTACTCTTTCAGCACCTGTAAATAGTTCAGATATTGGAATTTCAACTCTTCCTGATACTAATGTATTTGATTTAGTATCTGCTGGTAATTCTACTGTAGTATATATTGTAAAGAAATCTCCAAATACTATTGGTATAAAAACTGGTATTGATAAGACAGGGACGGTTGATCCAGCATATTCTGAGGTTTATTTTAGACAAGTTAGTGGTGGATTGGGTGGAGATAATGATCAATATTTATTAGAATATGTACCAGATAAAGTAACTGCAAAAGTTGAAAGAATTAAAACTGCAGTTACGTTATCTACATCACACCAATTAGCAGTCAATGATGTTGTTAATCTTAACGTTAATTCAGGATTATCTACAGGAATATATGATGACGTATCTGTAATTATAAAAAGAGATTCTTTTACTGGAAATATTTTAGTCAATCCAATACCATTTACTACTGGATCCGTTAAAACTAATAAGTTGGGATTAGGTGACCATAAATTAGAAACTGGTCAGTTAATATATTATAATGGACATGCTACTGGATTATCTACAGGGAAATACTATGTTTATAAAGTAGATGATGATAATATTCAGTTAGGAAAAACTAGGTTTGATGTTATTAATGATAATACTAAAATTATATCAATTACAGCATCTACTGGTGGAGCAAATCAATCAATTTCTTTAATTAATCCACCACTTCTTTCACATAAAAATAATAATTTATTATTTGATCTTTCAGATGCTTCTTTAATAGGATATGATTTTAAAATTTACTATGATAAAGATTTTCAGAATGAATTTATATCTATGGGGTCTTCAACAACCTTTAATGTCTTAGAAGATACTAATTCTTTAACTGTTAATTATAGTGAAGATTTACCTCCATATCTTTATTATAATATAGAAAAATCTGGATTTATTAGCACTTGTGATACTGATGTAGTTAATTATTCACAAATAACATATATTAATAGTGATTATACTGGTTCATATAAAATTGCTGGTATAGGTACTACAACATTTGATATATTTTTAAATAATAAACCAAGTACTTTATCTTATATTTCTTCTGATTGTGATATTTTAAATTATTCAACAAAATCAACATCAGAAGTAGGATCTATTAACAATATTGACATTTTTTCTAGTGGATCAGGATATAAAAAATTACCTTCTTATGTTGGGTCATCTTCATCTATTTCAAAGGATGCAATAATTTCATTAAAATCATCAAACATTGGTAACATAAATGAAGTTAGAATAATTAATGAAGGTTATGAATATTCATTTGATAAAACATTAGAACCAGAAGCATATATTTCTCCAATCATTAAAATTAAAAATTCAAATACTATTGGAATAGTTAGTGTTATTAGTGGTGGTTCTGGATATGATGTTCCTCCAGTGATTCATATTGTAGATACAAATACAGGACAAAAAATTAATAGTGGATTATTAGAGGCATCTTTATTGGCTAATAGTATCATAGATGTATCAATTGAAGAATTTCCTGTTAGTATACCCAATGATGGTGTACAATTATTTACGGTTGATAATACAAATGGTATTTCTGTTGAACAGGTAATATCAGCACCAAATTCAGGAATCTTTACATGTATAGTACAAACTCCCATACTTGGTTTTTCTACTACTCCATTTAGAATAGGTGATAAAGTTTATGTTGAAGGAATTCAAAAATATAGTACTGATGGATCTGGATTTAATTCTGATGAACATGGATATAACTTCTTTGAGGTAATTGGTCCAAGTAATATAGAAAATATTCAATCAAATAACCCATATAACATTGAATTTAATATTACTGGATTAACAACTAACACTGGTATTGCAAAAACAGTTCAAGATAGTTTTGGTATTTTAATTAATAAAACTACATATCCAGAATTTGATCTTACGATAGATTCTTCACCTTTAAGTATTGGCGAACAACTTATTGTTAATAATAAACTTAGAGATTTATATGTTTCTCATTATAATAATGATATAGTTAAAGTATCTGGAACTTATGAAGTATCTATTGGTGATATTCTTTTGGGTAATGAATCTGGTAATACTGCAGAAATAGATAAACTTATTCATAATAAAGGTAGATTTATAACTGATTTTTCTGTTAAGAAAGATATTGGATGGAGTGATGATATTGGAAAAATAAGTTTAGATAATCAAGTAATACCAAATAACGATTATTATCAAAATTTATCATATTCTGTAAAAAGTTCTATTCAATGGAGAGATCTTCAATCACCTGTTAATAATTTACTTCATACTAGTGGATTGAAAAATTTTGCTGATACAGGGATTACTTCAACCACTGCAATATCTGTTGGATCATCTAATCCTATGTCTATTACTGTTGATATTATAGAAGATCATAGGGTTGATGAAGTAAGAAATTTAGATATGGCAATTGATTATGATGTTACTAATGACACAAGTAAATTTGTTCAATTTGAAAATATTAGGTTATCAAATTATGTTACATGTAAATCTAATGAAGTATTAGTTATTGATGATATTAATAAACAATTTTCTAATTTAGAGGGTGATCCTAGTTATTATCTTAATATTTCTGATGTAAATAGATCTTCTATCTATGATAATTTCTTAATAAGAATTTCTAGTAATGGTTATTCTACTAATCAGATGCAATTGTCTGAAGTAATAGTTATAGGTAATGGTGATACTAATGTTTTATTTGATAAAGGATCATTAGTTGGTTCTGGAATTGGATTTACTAGTTTATTGGAAGATGAGTTTGGGTCATTTGCTATTGTTGATGATGGTGCATCAACTTTCTTAAGATTTATTCCAAATAATCCATATGATATTGATTATGATTTGAAAATTTTATCTAGTAAATTCAATTCAACCATATCTGGTTTTGGAAGTGTTTCTCTTGGTGCTGTTGATTTGAATACTTATGTTGGGACATTCACACCAGGATTGACTGATGACATCATATCTGTTGGAATTTCAAGTTTTAATTCTTTAATTCTTACTGGTCAAGTTATTGATGATGCAACAAAACAAATGAATTTTGTTGAATCTTATATAACTATTGAAAATGGAAATACGTATGTATCCGAATACTATGTTGATAGTCTTGAAGGTGAATCTGATCAAATAGGAAGATTTATTCCTAGTGTTTCTTCCGATTCTCTAACTATTCAGTATGAGAATAATACATCAAATTCTGTGAGCATTAACTCTAGAATTGTTGGATTTGGAACAACAGGAGCAGGAAATGGTGAACATAGGTTTAAAACTGATACACAAATAGATGGTTCTGAAAGATCTGTAGTTTATCAAGGTATAACTACTGCTGGTGTTGGAACAACGACTATTGTTTCAATGGATAAAAATTTATTTGATTCCTTTAAATCATTGGTTGAAGTTAGTATTGGATCATCGAAGGCTATACATGAATTAAGAGGAGTTTCTACTGGAACAACTGCTTATCTTCAACAATCTCAATATCTTTCTATTGGTAATGATGATCAACAATCTGGACGATCAGTTCTTTCAACTGGACTTGGGACATTTGGATTGTCTTATGAAGCAAGTAATTTTATATTAACCTTCTATCCAGATGATTTAATTGGTGTAAGTACGGTTACATCATTTAATCAATTATTATATACTACTGTTGATACCGATAATACATATGATCCATATACATATGGAAAAATTAGTGATAAAGTTGATATTCAATTATATAATGCTATTAATGGAAATAGAATTAATAGATTGGATTTTAAATTAAATAGCAATTCTGTACCTATTTTTGCAAAAACTTTCAATCCAGTAAATACAAATACTGTAGATTTGGTAACAGGTAAATTTACAATTGAAAAACATTTCTTTAATTCTAATGAAGAATTAGTTTATACACCAAAATCTACTTTTGTTGGTGTTGGATCAACTCCAATGCTATATCGTAATGCATCTGCAAATATTATAGCAGAGTTACCGTCAACTGTTTTTGCAATTAAGGAAAATGATAATATTTTCCAAATAGCAACAACAAGAGCTGGGACTGCAGTTACATTTATGGATGTTGGTGAAGGAAATGCCCATCAATTTGCTATGGCAAAAAGAAATGAAAAATCAATTATATCTATTGATAATATTGGACAATATCCATTAATACCAACTAATATTTCACATAGTATAGAGTACAATCTTGAAAGTGGTATTAGTACATCAGATACTCTATTTTCTTTAAGTGGAATATCAACATTAACAGTTGATAAGTTATTGAAAGTTGGAAATGAGTATATGTCAATAACAAATGTTGGTATTGGTACAAGTACTGTAGGTCCTATTACACCAGGTATTGGAACATACCCACTTGTAGAAGTTAAAAGAGGTTATGTTGGTTCATCAGCAACAAATTACTCAAATGGAACTGTAGCAACTTTATATAAAGGATCATACAATATTGTTGATAGTACTGTTTGGTTTACTAAAGCACCAAGAGGAAATCCTCAAGGACTTGAATTAAATACAGGATTACCATTTGTAAGATCATATTTTAATGGAAGAGCATTTTTAAGAAAAGATTATTCAACAAATGTAGTTTATGATGATATTTCACCACAATTTACTGGTTTAACATCAGATTTTACATTAAAAGTTGGTGGTGCTGACACTGTTGGAATAGGAACTAGTGGAGGAAATGGTATATTATTCTTAAATAATATATTCCAAAGACCAACTACAGATAATAACCCAACAAATAATTTCAAAATTATTGAAAATACTTCTGCAGGAATAAGTACTCTTATCTTTAGTGGAATTACATCTACTGATGGTACTTTAATAGTATCAGATTCTGATGTGAATCAAAATCAACTTCCAAGAGGAGGTGTTATTGTTTCTTTAGGATCTACTAATGGTTTAGGATATGCTCCTCTTATTGGTGCAAATGTAAATCCTGTTTTAGATGTTAATGGGTCAATAACTAGTGTTGTTGGTATTGCAACTACAGGAAGATCTTTAGGAATTCAAACTGCAGAATATAATAAAGTTACTGGAATAATGACAGTAACTACCGAAATTGGACATGATTTTGCTTTTGGAGAACAGCATGAACATGAAGTTAAATTGGAAAGATTAGAATTTACTTGTACAGGTAGTTACGGTCTTACAACAACATTTTTCCCAGAAACATCTAATGATACATATGCTATTGTTGGAGTAGCTTCTACAAATACATTTGAAGTTAATGTTGGTATTAGTACTATTACTCATGAATATGTTGGTAGTGGAACTGCATATCCATGGTATGGTGATTTAACATTTGGATCTGGATATAATAATATTATTTCAATTGGGGTTACTGTAATAGATCCAGGATATGAACATAAATTTGTATCTTCAGATAACAATTCTATTACTGTTAATGCAAATGGTATTAATCCTAGTTCTAATTTTACTCCCACAGATGCATCATATGACCCTGTAAGTGGTGAATTAGTATTAACTAAGGAATCGCATGGTACTATAACATATGATAGTCATAAAGCAATTTCTGGTACAAAATATAATGGTGCAGTTGGTATTCTAACAGTAAAACTTCAATCAACACCATCACCTGCTCTTGCAGTTGGACAACTTGTTAATATTGCTGGATATGGTATTACATTTACATGTGCTCAAGATGGTGATGAAACAAATCATCCATATCCAAGAGTAGGTGATCCAATTTACAATACATGGGTTCCTATCAATGTAGTTACTGGTGGTGATCAATTTGAGATTCAAGTTCTTGATAATATTCCATCAACCAATGTAACAGAACATGTTTTTGTTTCTGGTCTTGAAAACGGTATTAAAAGAACGACAAATAATATTACAGTAAATCAAACTTCTTTAACATTCACTTGTTCTAAAGATAATCATTTAACTGAACACTTGTATCCAAGATCAACGGATCCTCTTATTAGTGTTAGTAGTGGAACTACTTCAATTGTTAAAGCAACTGAAGATACAATAACAATTAATGTTGGATCTAATGTTGGATCTGGTGCAAATATTACTGCACATCCTATTGGTATTAATACACACAAGTTCCTTAGTGCATTATCTAATGCGGTTATCACAGTAACTAGTGGATATTCTGATCCAACTAATCTACAACCATTTTCTGGTACTGAATATAACCCTGCTACTGGAGATTTAACTCTTAATTTTCCAGGACATAGTTTTAGCACTAACGATACTATTAACTTAACTAATAATGGAATAGTATTTACATGTGCTCAAGATAATCATAGTACAAAACATTCATATCCACGATCAACAGATCCTATTGCTGGTATAACAACAGAAGTTACTGTTATTGATGGAAATAATGTGAGAATTAATGTAGGAAGATCATCAAATGGTAGTGGTGGAGCATTAAATTATGAAATTGTTAGTGGAGGAACAAAATATCAAAAACCAAATATATTTACATCTCAACCTTCTTATAGTAATTTGGAGGTACGTGGTGTATCAAGATTATCTAAAGGTGCAACAACCGATACAGGAAATTCTTTACTTGTAGATATAAATGTAGGACCATCAAATACTACTGGTATAGGATCTGGATTCTTTGAAGTTTCTGATTTCCAAGTTGCTAGATATGGTTATGGATTTGAACGTGGGGATATTTTTGAACCTATTGGATTGGTTACTGATAGAAAGATAAATGAAGTTTATTCTAAGTTTACATTAGAAGCAACAGATGTATATTCTGATGATTTTGCATTATGGCAATTTGGTGAAATGGATTATATAGATTCTATAGAATATTTACAAAATGGTACTAGATCTCGTTTCCCATTATATTATAATGGTGAATTAATAAGTATAGAGTCTAGTAAGGAATTTAACAGTGATCTTGCTAATGTTTTAATTGTTGTACGAAATGGTGTAATTCAAGAACCAATATCTGCATATGATTTTGTTGGTGGTACATCTATAATATTTTCAACTCCACCTAGAGGAGCATCTATAGATGAAAAAGGATATTACACTTCACCTGATAAAATTTCTATATTCTTCTATAAAGGAACTGATGGTGTAGATGCAACAATATCAATACCAGAATCAGTAGATTTGGAAGTTGGTGATAACATACAATTAAAAGAAAATGAAACTGTTAGTCAGAATCAAAGAACTGTTTATGAAGTAACACAATCAGATAGAGTGGCAACTAATTTGTATAATGGACCTGGTATTGTTACATATACTTCAAATGAGTACAAACCAGTTTCAGTGTTTAAACAAAAAGTTGATAAAATTTTGAATTTAGGTTATACACCTAAAACTAGAGATAAAATGGAACCTTTAGTTTTACCAACTGCAAAAATTATTCAGGATTTTTCAACAACTGATACTGGATTTTATGTAGATGATGCAACTATTTTTAATTATGAACAAAAAACAACACCCACATTTGGTGGAATAATTGTTGCTGGTACTTCAGATCCTGTTGCTGCTGGTATAACTGCTATTGTTTCTACTTCTAGTACAATTCAATCTCTTGATATTGTAAGTGGTGGTGAAGGTTATATATCTACACCAATAGTATCCATTTCTGCCCCTCCTTCTATTGGAGTAGGAATTGGTACAACAGCAACAGCAACCGTGAGTATATCTAATGGTGCAGTTGATGCATATAGCATTACCAATCCTGGATATGGTTATACAATTGCACCTAATGTATTATGCTCTATTCCAGAACCATCTTATGAAGTAATGACTGGTAATAATATGAATGTACAATCAATCTCTGGTATTATTACTGGAATTACTACTACAACAGTATCTTCTGATTTGGCTATTGAATTTGTTGCAATTAGTACAGTATCAGCAGGATTTGATTTAGTAGATGCTGTTGGTGATCCAATTTATGTCTTTGATACTGTTACAGGAACAGGTGTAACATCTATGGATGTTTCTGGTGATCATGTTGTTGGTTTAGGAACAACATTTTCTGATAATGTTTATGAAGTTCTAGAGTTCTCTAAACGTGGAAATCCACCTGAAGTTTTGGGAATTATTACATGTAAAATACATTCAGATACTAATACTGTTGGTTTTGGAACTACAGGATCTATATTAAATCCTGTTGGTAAATATTCTTGTGGTTTAATAAATAATTTTGTTAGATCATCATCTCCTATTTCTATTGCAGTTACTGGAAGAACTGTTGACGTTGGATTAACAACTTTCCCAACTTTACAGAGAAGAGGAGGTGATGATACTTGGGATAAAACAGGTGGAATTGCTAGAAATAATGTTTCTTCTTAAAAAACATTTGATTTTATGTATAAATATCTAAAAAAACTAATGATATGCCCGCTGTAGTAACAGATCAATTTAGAATATTAAATGCTTCTAATTTTGTAGATTCTTTATTAGATGATACTAATAATTCTTATTATGTATTTTTAGGATTACCAAATCCAACTATATCTTCACCACAAGGTCCCGTTGGTTTTGGTCGATCATCTGATTGGAACGTTAATCCTGTTCCTTCACCTATTGATAATCTCCAGTATATTTCTAACTATAGAGATACTGGAATGTTTGGAAAGAAAATAACTAATGCAAATGTTAGAAGAGTTGTTAAAAAATATTCATGGACTAAAAATGCTAGATACGATATGTATAGGCATGATTATTCAATATTAAAGAATCCATCACCCAATGGAGAAACTAATTTATATAATACAAATTATTATGTAATGAATAGTGATTATAGGGTTTATGTTTGTATTGATAATGGATCTTCTGGATCTGATCCTAAAGGAAAAAGATCATTAGATGAACCAACATTTACAGATTTAGAACCAACTGCTGCAGGTTCTGATGGATTTATTTGGAAATACTTATTTACAATTTCTCCAAGTGATGTTATAAAATTTGATTCTACTGAATATGTTGTATTACCTAATAATTGGGATACGACCACAGATACACAAATACAAAATATTAGAGAATCTGGAAACTCTGATATTAATAAAAATCAAATAAAAACAGTATATATTGATAATGCTGGTAGTTCTGCTAAATCTGTTTATAGAGAAGGATCTCATACTGTAGATATTCTTGGTGATGGAAAAGAAGGAAAAGCATTGGTTACTGTTAGTAGTACGGGTGTAATTACAGATGTTATTGTTGTTGCAGGAGGATATGGGTATACTTATGGTATAGTTGATTTAGGAACAGTACAATTAAGTAGTACTATTGAAGCAGTCAATTTAGCTAAATTAATACCAATAATTCCACCATCTAAAGGTCATGGTTATGATGTTTATAAGGAATTGGGTGCTGATAAAGTATTGATTTATGCCAGATTTGATGATTCTACAAAAGATTTTCCTACTGATACACATTTTTCACAAGTAGGAATAATAAAAAATCCTCAACAATATAGTTCTGATGTTTTATATACTGGTAGTCAGTATAATTCATTATCTTCAGTAAAATTACAAGATGGTATTGATATTAGTCATCCAGATAATCTTATAGGTGTGGGAATAACACAATCTGTTAATGATGGTGTTGCAAGAGGATATGTAGCATCTTATGACCCAGAAACTAAAGTTTTAAAATATTTTACAGACAGATCTTTACATTTTATTAATGCTGATAATCAGACTGATGGACCATCTGTAACTACCCAATCAAAGGTGCTATCCTTTGAATCTAGTTCTAATAATATAGTTTCCGTTAATCCAAATGCTGCTTTTGAGGGTTCAGTTGATCAAACTTTTAGTGGTATTAGTACTATAGTAGATTCTAAACAAATAAATCTTGGAGTGGAGTTTACAAATGGACTTGCCAATTCTGAGATAAATAAAAAGACAGGCGATGTAATTTACATCGATAATAGATCCGTTGTCAAAAGAGATTTGCGACAAAAGGAAGACGTTAAAATTATTCTGGAATTCTAAAGAAAATGGCACAAAAGACAAATTTAAATGTAAGTCCATACTATGATGATTATAGTGCTGCAAAGAATTTTTATAAAGTTTTATATAAACCAGGATTTCCAGTTCAAGCTAGAGAATTAACTACTTCTCAATCAATCTTACAGGAACAATTAGGATCATTTGCTAATAGTATATTTGATGATGGATCTCAAGTAATTGGTGGAGAAATAGGTTTTGATAATCAATTTCATGCTGTAAAATTAAATACAATAAATTTAGGAGTAGACATATCAGTTTATATTAAAGAATTTATAGGTACAAAAATAACAGGACAAACATCTGGACTTTCTGCAACAGTTAAATATGTAGCACTGCCTAGTACTGATAATATTGATGATATTACAATATATGTGACTTATATATCATCCGATAATGATTTTAAGATTAATACTTTTACTGATGGGGAATCATTAATTTGTAGTACCGATGTGATATATGGAAATACCACAATTAGTACAGGAACACCATTTGCATCATTAATTTCTGCAAATGCTACTGCAATAGGATCTTCTGCTAAGATAAAAAAAGGTGTTTTTTATATTAGAGGATATTTTGTTGATGTTGAAGAACAAACGTTAATTTTAGATTATTATAATAATGATCCAACATATAGAGTTGGATTGACAATTAATGAATCTATAGTTAGAGCAAAGGATGATGATTCTTTATATGATAATGCTAAAGGATTTAGTAATTATGCATCTCCGGGAGCAGATAGATTAAAAATTACTTTAACACTCAGTAAAAAATTACTTACAGATAAAAATGATACTGATTTTGTTGAATTGCTAGTAACTGATGATGGTCAAATAAAATTTATTGATAATGATCCAAATTGGAGTAGAATTAGAGATTATATGGCAGATAGGACATATGATGAATCTGGACATTATGCAGTAACTCCTTTTATACCATCAATCCATAATTCATTAAATGATAATTTAGGAAATAATGGTTTATTTTTTAAAAATCAAAAAACAGAACAAAATAATGACCCATCAGATGATTTGATGTGCGTTAAAATATCTCCAGGAAAAGCTTATGTTAGGGGATATGATGTTGAAAAACCAGGAACAACAATACTTGATATTGAAAAACCAAGAGATGTTGGTATTAGTTCCGACAGTGCAATTAATGTTGAAGTTGCTAATATTCTTAAAGTTAATAATGTACAAGGTGTTCCTAAACAAGGTGAAATTATTGAATTATATGATAACCTCAATAATGCTGGAGTTAATATAGGTAGTGCTAGAGCATATTCATTTAATTTAAATAATTCTAAATATGTAGATAAAAATACTACATGGGATTTAAGATTATTTGATATTCAAACTAATACAGCATTAACTTTAAATAAATCTATTAGTTCTGCAGATTTACCAAAAGGATCTTATGTTAAAGGTCTCAATAGTGGTGCTTCTGGATATGCTATAGGCGCAGGAAATAATTCAGTATATGTTAATTTAAATCAAACTTCTGGAACTTTTTCTAAAGGTGAACCGATAGAAATTAATGGTATTCCATTTTCAGGTACAATTGGTTTAACAACTGTTTATAATACACAAAATATAAAATCAGTAAAACAAGTTAGACCAAATACCAATTATCCAGATATATCTGGAGATGGATTTAAAGCTGATACACAGTTAGAAAGATTTAGAGTTCCTAATAATATTACTATAGTAGATATATCAATAGCTAGTGGATCTCCAGCTATATCTAGTGTTACTGCAGCAAATAGATCTTTTTCTGGACTTAGAGTTGGTAGTGTTGTTAGATATTCTAATCCTTTATTAGATGTAGATAATAATTTAGAAACAATTAATAAAGTTACAGGAATATCTGCAGATCTTAAAAAATTAGAATTAACTGCAATATCTAATGCTGGAGTATTTAATGGTGCATTACCTACTGCTGGTGTTCAAGTTTCATTATTTGCTGCAGCTCCACTTATTAAAGGGACAGGATCTCTTTATGTTCCACTATCTGATGGCAATATTTCTTTCGTAGATCTTGATAAATCTAATTTAAAAATTACTAAACAATTAACTGGGGAATCTACAGATGGTAATGGTAAATTAACATCTTCTATGTCAGATGTTAAATCTTTATATCCAGAAATAAAAAGTGCTATTTTTGATAGTTTTGATGAAGAAAAATATTCTATACATTACAATTCAGGTGGAATTGGAACTATAACAAGCGATACTTTTGTTTATAATGATTCTGAAAATATTTCTATATCTGATTTAGAGGTTAGTCAAACTAGTAATGTTGTAATTAATAGTACAGTTATTAAACAAGGAATTAGAAGTAAAATTAAAGATTATAATAGAAGTCAAGTACTTAATGTAAGTTATTCTAAATACACACAATCTGGTTCTGTTGCTGTTGGAAATGGTGCTGCTGCTGTTGCAGATGGACTTACATACGATAAAAGATATGGATTAAGAGTTCAAGATGAAATAATATCTTTAAACTATCCTGATGTAGTTAAATTTTTAGCAGTTTATGAATCTTTTGATAGTTCTGCTCCTACATTAGATGTATTAGAATTTCCATCAACTGTTAATGTTTCTCTTAATGCTGTTATAGGAGAACAGATTATTGGATCTAATAATAATGTTGCTGTTGCACAAATTGTAACAAAACCATCTGCAAATAAGTTAGGGATTGTTTATTTAACAGGCGTTAAATTTACTGTAAATGAGAATGTTTCTTTTGATGAGTCAAATATTGATACATCAATTGAATCTATTACTCTTGGTAACTATAAAGACATTACTAACAATTATAGGTTAAATAAAGGGCAAAAAAATGAATATTATGATTATTCTAGTCTTGTAAGAAATGATAATACAATAGAACCATCAAATCCACTATTAATTGTATTTGACTATTATTCAGTACCATCTAGTGATAATGGAGATTTATTTACTGTTTTAAGTTATGGTGCAGATAGATTTTCTACTGATATACCCAAAATAGGATCTTCAGGTATTAGAGCTTCGGATACATTTGATTTTAGACCAAGAGTAAATGTATATGATCCAAGTACAGATACAGATTCACCATTTAATTTTGATTCTAGAGATTTTGGAACATCTTTAAAACAGTATGTAACACCAAATGAAATTTGCACATTTGATTATAATTATTATCTTCCACGAATTGATAAATTATATTTAAATACATCTGAAGAATTTATTTATGAAAAGGGTGTATCATCCAAAAATCCAAAACCACCATTTAGAAATGATGATTTAATGGATATTGCGACTATTACATTACCTCCATATCTTTACAATCCACAAAATGCAAAATTTACATTAGTTGATAATAGAAGATATACGATGAGAGATATTGGATATATTGAAGATAGAGT